CTGCCTATGAACACCAGTATCTGTTCCTGCGCACTCGTTTCAAGAAGCTCAATGCTTATAAGCAAATTGGCGGGGCTTATAGCAACTATAGTAAGCTTGTAAAACAGAACCCAGACTATTACGAGACGTTTATCCGTGTAGTTTGGGAGGTCACAGCTGAGCTGGAGATACTACCATAATGAGAACCATGAGCCTGCCTGCGCTACGCTCTCTGCTAGCTGAAGAGACTAGCCAAGTTTGGACTTTCGGCATAGAGCTTAGTAAGCACCCGGATGATCCTAACAATTGGACTACGGAGCGTTACGTCGCCAACACCCAGCATGTGACCTTCCAAGGACAGCTTTACTCGCCCTTGCCCCTGGAATTCACTTTGGCACCAGAAACTGAAGACTCGGTGCCTCAGGCAAAGCTCAGGATCGACAACGTCAGCCTGGAAATCTCGGTCGCGGTCAGGCGTACCAAGTATCCTGCGACCATCGTCGTGCGCTTGTTCCGTATCACTCCAGAGGGGCTGGTCCACCTCGAGATGGATGCGACCTTTACTGTGTTGTCGGCGCGGGTCGACATGCAGGCGGTCGAGCTGACCCTCGGCTACCGGAATGACTTCCTCAACGAGCCGGCCATGCACACCCGCTTTACCCCGGCTATTTGCCCCGCCCTGTTCAAGTGATCGAACCCTGGTGGGCCAAGTATGTCGGCATCCCTTACCTCGACAGGGGCAGGGACGCCCGCCAGGGGCTTGACTGCTGGGGGCTGGTTCGCTGGGTGTACCTCCAGGAGCAGGGCCTGGCGCTTCCCTCCCTGCACGAACACGATGGCCACGAATCCATCCGGGCGCTCCTGCGCCGCCATGTCGTGGACTTCGTCAAGCTCGAAGGCCCCCAGCCTTTCGCAATCCCTCTGATCTCGTCCACCATCACGGTGATGCACGTCGGGGTCCTGATCGATGAGCGGCGCATGCTGCACACCGTGCAGGGTCGAGACGCCTGCATCGAGCTGGTCCACCCCTACCGCCACAAACTGCAGGGCTACTACCTGCCCCTCGCCGCCCATCAGCCACTGGGCGCAGAAACCCTAGGAGACGCCGCGTGATTACTGTTGTTGCTCGCCTCAACCCCATGGAGAACGACTGCGTTACGGCTACGGCCGAGCCCGGCATGAACCTGATGGAGATCATCGGGGGGCCGCGCGAGCAGCTCCATGTCGCCGTCAACGACGTTGCGGTGCCCATGGAGGCCTGGGAGTCCACCTACCCGCAGAGCGGCGACATCGTCACGCTTGCGGTGCGCCCGGCAGGCATCGAAACCATCATTGCCTCGATCTGGGCTGCCGTGGCCTCCAGCACGATGACCGCAGGTGTCACAGCCGCTGCAACTTCCGCAGTGATCGGCGTCACTGGCTCGACCGTGGTAGGCATGGTTGCAGGTATTGCGGCAGGTGTCATGTCAGTCGTCTCGCCGCTGCTGTCGATTGCCATGGGCATCATGTCCCTGGTTTCACCGCAGCGCGGGCAGCGCTATGAGCAAGGCTCGGGTTCGACGCCGTTCTTTTCCCTGACCAGCGGCAGCAACTCTTCCGATCAGTGGGGGTATGTGCCCAAACTGTACGGCCGCATGCGCTTCCTGCCGCCCCTGGGCGGCGACTATTACACGCACACGCTGGACGGTGAGCAGTACCTGCATGTGCTACTGTGCCTGGGCTACGGGCCACTGGACATCGGCGGCACCATTGTTGGCGAGCCCGAAACCATCGTCGGACAAGGCACTACAGCCGCGCGCATCCTGGGGCAGCAGTTCCTGACCAGTCGCATGCCTTCGCATCGTTTCGGCATCATCGACAATATCAAAGTCGGTAATGCCTACTTGAGTGACTTGACTGACAACTGGGATGCCCCTCCGAAAACGGCAGCAGTGCGCTACCAGATTGGCACTGTCGCAGCGCTGATGAACCCGGAGCGCTTTAACGATACGGCTATTTATACCCAGGACATGGAGGAGTCGTCCCTCGACCTTAAGCTAAACACTGGCGCAGAGTTGGGGTACACCGACGCCGACAATCACTGGGTGACCGAAAACATGGTTGCCCAGACCCAATTTACGCCGGAAGGCACCATTTACTGCACTTTCGACATTCAATCCCCTGCCTTTTACGTTATGGCAGGCGATAAAGAAGTCAGGGAGTATCACACAGGGGCTGTACTGCAGGTCCGTTATCGCCGTACTACTGGAAATACTGCCTGGCAAACTCCTACACTGGAGAAAAATACTTTAGGGTACACCGGAGATAGCACTATTCCCGGCCCTGGACAGCACGCAAACTGGTGGCACATCATTGCCAAGAGCCGTTCGCCCTTCCGGCGAACCAATGGTTTCCAGTTGATGTTCTTTGAGAACGATACCTGGAAAGACAAGCTAGGCCCCATTTCTGCTAACACACAGTTTGAAATAGAGATCAAAAGGGTTCGGTCGCTTAAGATCAAGCGCACAGTCTCTGTAATGAACGACCTCACCTGGGTGACAGCAAGGTACTTTTTGCCTTCTGCGGCCTGGAACACCTCGGTCTACCACAATACCAACAACATCATCCTGCTGGCCCTGCAAATCAAGGCCACTAACCGCATCTCCGGGTCATTGCCTCCAGTCTCTATCGAAGCTGAATCTGTGCTGGGCCGAGCCTGGACCTCGCAGTACAACGCGGACCCTGACCAGCGCTGGGGCGCTAGCAGCAACCCTGCAGACATTTACCTCGACATCGTGCGTGGCCCGCACCTGCAGGCAGCCAGTCGGCTGCCCGACTCTGCCATTGATTGGCACGCACTGGAGCAATGGAGAGCGTTCTGCTCGGATGAGGACGGTGACGAGGACAAGCGGAAGTACACCTACAACTACTTCCACCGCGACCACGAAACGGTACTGGACCGCCTGCGGGCAGTGGCGACCACTGGGCGTGCTTCCTGGACCATGCGTAATGGTCTGCTTTCAGTAGTCAGGGACAATGAGTACCTCGCTGTCCAGGCCATCACTCCGCGCAATTCCCGCAACTTTGAACTGACCAAAGGCTACCCCTTGGTCCCTCATGCCCTGCGCGTTCGCTGGGTCGAGCCGGATAACTGGGAACAGACCGAAACTCTGGTGTTGGACGACGCCTATCAGCAGCGCATTGGTGCGTTCTGGTTCAACGCCTTGGGGCAGTCGAGCCCAACCCCTTGGCCGGTCTCCGCGACAAACCCCGCACTTCGCCCTGAGCCCACACTCTTTGAGGTGCTGGAGACCAAGGGCGTAACCAACCTGCATCAGGCTCACCGAGAGGGCCGGTACTACCTGGCAGCAATGCGGTTGCGCCGCGAGCTGTATAAGGTCGAGATGGACATCGAGAATCTCATCGCCACGCGCGGGGATTGTGTCTATTTGACCCACGAGGCCATGGTATTGGCACGGGCTTCCGGGCGCATTAAGTCTATCGACAATATAGGCACCGTGGCTGCGCCGATTTACTCTGTAACCTTGGACGAGCCGGTCTATTTCGATGCCGACCCAGCCGTTGCTTTCAGGTTATGGGTACGCTGTATCGACGGCTCGCTTATCAACACAGTAACGGTTGTAGCTCTGGGCGTGGCACATCCTGGGCACGCCAACGAAGTCAATGCTGTGACGATCACCTCTGGCAGCCTGGAAAAGGTAGCTATTGGCGATATGTTCTTTTTCGGTCGGGTGAATTATGAGTGCATACTGGCCAAGATCACTCAGATCGACTACAACCCTGACCTCTCTGCCACGCTCTCGTTGGTTTACGCAGCTCCGCAGCTGCTTCAAACTGACCGAGAGTATATTGACGACGAAAACTTCCCGGGCGCAAAGCCTGACCCACGGCCTGACATGGGCTATCCGCCTACCCCCGACTTCCTGGCGTGCTATTCGAGCCCGCACGATATGTATGTGGGCACGGATGGTAATGTCTACTCCAAAGTTGTAGCCAGCTGGTCGATTAAAGCGACTGCGACAACGCGCACAGACTATGTCTTTATTGTTTATCAGGCAGACGGAGCTGACTGGCGAAGTCTGAAAGTAGAGGCTACGCTAGGCACCGGGGCGGTCGCAGGCCTTCCGCCGAACACCCCCGTACTTGTTTACCTCCTGGGTTATAACGAGAGCACCGATAGATATTCTGCCCCTACGGAGGTCAAAAGCCTCATCACGGCCGGGGCGAATGTTTACATGCCGTATGCCCCGGCAGGGTTGGTGCTTGCGTATGAAAATCGGCCTGTGGCTGAAGGAGAGCAAGTTAGCTATATCCTGCACTTGATTGCACAGTGGAACATCATTGGGTTTTCAGCTGCGGTCGAGGTCGCCTGGGACCCGCGCGGCAATAGCGCGCCGCAAAACCCTGAGGAATGGGCAAATCGCAGACTCTTGGCCGCAGGGGCAACGCAGTTTGTCACCTCGGTAGGCTACTCGGCGACGTTTGCTGTGGCCGTCAGGAACCAAGCCAAATCCCAAGAGACCAGCGCCGAGCTTCCAGTTGAAGGTGACTCTACCGTAGAAGGTGGAACCCCCTCCACTGGCGAAGGCGGTACGACCACGGCGGCTAGTGGAGCGTGGTCGCTTTGGACCAAGGGGGTGGTAGCCATCACAGGCACGGCCGGCCCGGCCCCGCTCACAGCGCTAAGTGCGGTATCACTGAAGGACCGTATTACCATCACCTGGGCCTACGCAGGTACGCAGACAGCAGGCGGGGCGGAAATCTGGATGTCTCGGTTTAATAGCCGGGAGGGCGGACAAATAGGCGATGCTCCAGAGCTCGTCCCGCCGGCACGACTGCTGACCAAGTCTGAGTATCCCAGCACAGCCTATGAGTACCTGGCAGAAGACAATGGGTATTACTACTTCTGGGGGCGCGCGTATAATTCACAGAATCGGGTTTCTTCTTGGTACCCTGTCTCGTCTACCAAAGGCGTCTACACATACTTTGGGATAAAAGGAGATGGGGCTCCGCCTCCGCCTCCTTATGATGTAGTGCTGACCCCGGAAAACTGGGTGATTACCATCTCCTGGAAGCGGCCTAGTATCGTTGACCTTGCAGGTACTGTGGTCTATGCCAGCAAAACGAACGATCGAAGCACTGCCTTTGTCTTGGGCATCACTAGCCTGCTGACAATGACGCACATGCGGCTGAACCTGAACGAAACATGGTACTATTGGCTGAAAAATGTAGACGTAGAGGGGCTGGAGTCTGATTATACTGCAGTAAAGAGCGCCACCACGACCCAGACTGGAGGGGAATACAGGAAGCTATTCAAAGCAGACAAGCTCATCGCAGATTGCATCGATACTCGAGGCTTGACGATCAGAACAGAGAACAGGTCGCCTACTAACCCTGACGCGCCGTTATCAGGGTCTACCCTTATCTTTGGCGCGGGCGCAGTAGAACGGCCTGCTTGGTTACCCGAGCATCTAATACCTGAAGATAAACTTGACGCTTATATCCGCAAGGCTGCCATACTAGAGGCGTATGTAGGGGGTAGTGTCGGGCAGCCAGGCTTTATTCAGAACTTTGATTATAACGCAGCCTATTCTGATCCCAGCAATAACGTGTTCGTCCCTGGAAAAGGCTGGAAGATTGAAAAAGACGGTAGCGCTTATTTCTACAATCTCGTAGCTAAGGGCACGATATACTCGGAAAACTATATCGCAGACACGCAAGGCTGGAAGATCGACCGTCAAGGCAACGCTGAGCTTAATAGCGGCAAAATTAGAGGGCACCTCATTGTTGACGGCACCTTGAGCGTCGATAAGATTATATCCGGTTCAATTGGCCGGTCTAACCGTTATGGGCCTAGTGCGCTGTTTGAAGCGACTAATGCAAAACGTGATTGTACCTTTCATGTGGGCTGGTGGTCGGTAGACGACAAACTTGCAGGTAAACCATGCCTGCTTACCGCGCATGTGTCCATGAAAACAGCGATGTCTACTTATTACATTGCTGTCTATGTCGGGGGGCGAGGGCTCGAGGGCAGGCCGGACCCAGGTGTCGCTTCCGAGACGCTATACGATTACGGCTCTATGGACTCCAGATTTTTCTCTAAGACGACGGCGTGGGAGATTATCGCCCCAGCTGCCGGGGAGTTGTGTTCTGTGTCGGTAGACTCGACCAGCTCCGCTGACGGGATATTTGGGAAAGTCGTTGTAGTGTTGACCGTACAGCGCCTTTGAGCGCATATTAAAAAGCCGGACCTGCTGGCACAGGTCCGGCTGAAGATCGAAGGGGTCGATGCCTCACGCCTTGTTAGGGCATCGGCGTCGACATGTCGTGCGTGCTTGGCTCAGTGCTGCTGAGCCCGCACGAAGCGTTCGAGGATCGACTTGTTCCAGCGGACGGCTCGCACCATCGAACCGTCCGAGTGCTGCTTGCCGGTCTCAATGTAGACTCCGCCGGCCTCCTGGCCCTTCGGGGTCAGCTCGTAGTAGAGGCGGTTCTTGTGGTCGCGGTGCGCTCGCTGCAGGCCCCACTCGGTGAGCTTGAGGTTTGCCTGCCGGTGGCCGCTACTAAATGCTTATGAAAATTCAGAAAATCTATGATTATCTGAAGCATATTCACACCGTCAACGCCGACGCTGCCGAAGCAGTCTTACTCAACTCTTGTGTGCGTTTAAGGTCTCCTAGTAACGTGAGGCGACCATACTGTTCAAGGTTCTTCGCAGCGTTCAAATCGCGGCACATGACATTGCCGCAATCACAGTCCATCGTCCGCTTGTCGAGCGGCATATCGTGTAGTTGTCCGCAGACTGAGCAGGTCTTGGATGATGGGAACCAGCGATTCGCCACTATCACCTGTCCGCCGCGAAGGTGGGCCTTATATTCGATTGCCGACCGCAGCATCCCAAAACCCGCATCAGATACGGCACGGGCCAAACTGCGGTTCTTCACCATCCCCTTGACGTTCAAATCCTCGACAACAATGGTCTTGAACTCGCGGGTTACTTTGTCGGACAATTCATGGATGACTGCCTGACGTTGGTTTGCCACTCTGGCGTGGAGCTTGGCAACCTGGAGCTTGGCTCTCGCCCGGCGGTTGCTGCCCTTCTGCTTGCGTGACAGGTTACGACTGCGCCGCCTCAAGGTCTTGAGACTGGCTTTCAGTTTCTGGCTGGCTGGAATCACCTCTCCTGTAGAGAGAACTGCCAAATCCTTGATCCCCATATCCACACCAACTACATCATCGGTGGGGTTGTGCGGGTTGTAGTCCTGGGTCTCGACCAAGACCGAAGCGTAAAACTTCCCGGCTTTCTTGCTGATGGTGACTTGCTTGGTCGGGCCACCAAACCGCAGTTCCTGGCGCATATCGATCCGGGTCTTCAACTTCTCGATCCGCAGTGTCCGGCCTACCACATCGAACTTAGGCGCTTCCCGCAAGGCAAAACTGTCGTTGACATCCTTCTTCTTGAAGCGTGGGAACCCTGGCTTTTGGCCCAACTTCACGCGGCGGAAAAAATGCTTGAAAGCGTTGTCCAGATCATCGATTGCGTTACGGGTGACGCGACTACTGACCTCTGAGTACCACGGGAACCGTGGGCGGATGTCAGCCATGTAGAACTGGAATGCTGCCGCCTTCGACCACTTGACGCCTTCCTGTTGAAAGTGGGCCAGCAACTGGTTGTAACAGTGCCGCCGCGCACCACACGCCTGGTTCAGGTATTCCGCCTGTTCAGCGGTAGGCCGCAGTTCAATTTTGTGGGCAAGGAGCATAGTGCTATCCTGTGTTCGTCTGGTAGAAACATTACACAACATATACACAACTATGTCAATGCTCAGAACCAACATCTGCCTGCCGGCTGAACTAATAGCCCGCCTCAAGGCACGGGCGCAGGGGCGCAGTCTCGCGGAGATGATCCGCACGGCCGTCCTGTTCTACCTGGAGCATGTCGAGAAACCTTGAGGTTTCCACAGATAAGCCTAGATTTCAGCCATCAGTTACATACCCCCTGCACGCCGTCCGCGCCCAGCAGGTCATTGAGCAGGCCCTTCGCGTCCCGCACCACCGCATTGGCCTCGCCCTCCTTGCGCAGGAGGTCGTTCCTGCGCCGCACGGCAACCGTGCCGAGCGCGGTCAGCAGGTAGATGTTGACCGTCTCCGAGTGCTGGCCGCTGCGGTGCAGGCGCGAGACGGCCTGCTCGAACAGGCCCGGCGTGGTCACGCCCTCGGCAAAGATCACATGGCTGCACACCGCCTGCAGGCCGTCGAGGCCGACCCCGCCCGAGCGCGGGTTCATCAGCATGATTCGGCACTTCGGGTCCTGCAGGAAGCGGGCCTTCTGCTTCTCGCGCTCCGCGCCGTTGACGCCGCCATAGAGCAGGGCCGGGGACCACTGCGTATAGCGCTGCGCCAGCTTGAGGATGCTCTCGGTGAACCAGCAGAAGATCACCACCTTCTGCTTGCCGAGGGTGTCGAGCAGCTCGTCCAGGGTCGTCAACAGCGTGTTCTCGGCCGCGAAGCGCCCCTCGTGGAAGCTCTCGGGGCAGATCAACATCCGCTGGCACTTGACGTACAGCGAGCTCGCCGCCGTGGCGTCGATCACCCGCTCGCCCAGCTCCAGCACCCGCTCCTGGCAGAGCTTCTTGTACAGGTCGCGGTGGGTAGGGGACAGCTCCACCTGCAGCTCGGAGATGAGCCGGGGCGGCAGGTCGAGCACCTCCTGCTTGGTCACCCGCCGGCCCTTGAGGTACAGCGACTGCCACAGGTAGTCGAGGTTCAAGTAGCGCACGACCTTCGGGTACTTCGAGTACATGTCCCACTGGATGTGGACGCTCTCGAAAGCGCGCCGGCTGCTGTACCGATCCGGGCTGAGCAGAGCAATGAGCCCATACGCATCCTCGGGACTGTTGTCGATGGGCGTGCCGGTCATCAGCACCAGTCCGTTGGTCTCGGGCCCGTCCGGGCCGACAAAGCGCTTGACCGCCTGATGCAGGTCGCTGCTCGGTGATTTCACGGCGGTCGACTCGTCGTGCAGGAGGTGGTTGTAGCCGCGCTGCAGCCAGCCATCCGGGCCCATCTGGTCCGCAGGAGAGAGCGGCGGGCAGTCCCCGCCCTTCTTCTGCGCCGACTGGGCGCGCTTGCGCTGCAGTGCCTCCAGGCTGCGCTTCGACTTGCCGGCGAACAAGGCATTCGACATGACCAGAATCTGCGGCCAGCCCTCGCGATCCCACTGCTCGATCAGCGCGTTGCGCTGACTGAGATCGCCCTGGAACAGGGCAATCGAAACGTACTGCTCGATCCCGGGGAAGTTGACGCTGAAGTTGCGGTAGAACTGCGGCACCAGCACCGGCGGCATCACGCACAGGGCGCGGTTGCCGAGCCCGACCAGCCACAGGGTGTGCGCCTGGGCCTGCAGGGTCTTGCCGAGCCCGGCATCGTCGTACAGGCCGCTGCGCGGGCTCAGCGCCAGATGGTTGAGGCCGGTGATCTGGTGCTGGAACGGCAGGTGGCGCAGCGCCACCTGGGAGGCCCAGGCCGGGCCCTCCAGGTTCGCTGCGGCCCAGAAGTCCGCCAGGGTCCTGATCGGTTGCGGTTTAGCTGCGGTAGCCGTCGACATTGATGCCCCTCCGTTCAATCTCGAGTAAGTCGAAAGCCAGCCAACCCTTGGCGAGCGGGTCGTGGGGTAGCCCTAAGTTGCCAGCGCAGTAGTCGGCCTCGGACAGAATCCGCTGCATCGAATCTGCCGACTGCGCCTCCACCACCTGCTGGGTGGACTGGCAGTACAGCCGGTACGGCAGGTACAGCACCATGGGCTCCAGGTAGAGCGTGTCGTTGAGCCGCAGGAAGTGCTTGCCAGAGGTCAGCTCGCCGCTGCGCGCCATGATGGCGAGCAGCTTCATCAAGCTCTCCGCCGTGCCCCAGACCTGGGCCCGCCGCACGGCCTCCGCCTCGGTGGTATGCCAGGACTCGAGCAGTTGCGTGCGCAGGTCCAGCAGCCGCTCGTCAAACTCGCTCCAGTCCAGCTCGGGGTACTCGGTGTGGACGCCCCGCAGCAGGTCCAGGCCCATCAGCGTGATCGCGAGGTTGTTGAGGAGGCGGTCGTGCGCCTTGAAGTTGAGCTCGGTGCGGCAGCGCCGATAGCGGTCCAGGGCCTCGGTTTGCGAGGTGTGCAGCGCGGCATACACCAGACTCTTGGCCCAGCGCGTGAATGCGCTGCCATCCTCGGTGCGCGTGTGCAGGGCCTCCTGCACTTTGTGGAAGTACTCCTCGCGCTGGTCGATGCCGTGGTCCCGCTTGTCGATGCGGACGATCAGGGAGCGCTGCACCAGTTCCTCGTAGTCGGTCGCCTCGCGCGACAGGTAGATCATCGGCGTCGTGGCCTTCTGGTTGATGGTCGCTGCCGTACTCTCATTGAGCTTCTTTGCCGATAGAGTGCCGACCGGCACGTCCTGCCTGAAGTAGCAGGCTTTCAGCAGCTCCAGCACTTTGTGGTACCGCTCCTGGCCCATGTTGGCGCGGTTGAACTCATCGAAGACCCGAGCCACGCTGGTTGTCTGCGAGATGGCCTGCCGCAGCGGGGAGGGTGTCGACTGCGTGACCGTGAGCAGGTTGTCAGGCATCGCCCCTGTCAGGGCGGCGTAGACCGAGGCGGACATTGACTTGCCCGAGCCCGGCTGCCCGGCGATGTGCAGCAGCGGGAACTGCCGCTGCCCGCCCTGCGCGAGGTGCTCCTTGAGGTGGCAGGCGCAGGCCCAGCCCAGCATCGTGGCGACCTTGATCGGGTCGTTGCTGCGCATCAGGTTGAGCATCATCTCGACGTCTTCCTGCGACTCGAGCCGGGGCGACCCTCGCAGCGGGTCTACGACATCCCGCGTGTTCCCTGTGTATTGGATCGTGTGCTGCACGCCTGCGCAGTACGACCATTCGGGCTCCACCCAGATAATGAGTGGGTCGTCCTGCCCGACATCGATAAATTGTGTGCCTAGTTTCTCTGTCTTCATCCTGTAGAGTTCCTGTACGCCCATCCGGGCGGCTAAGTAAGTGTGGACCTGTGCTAACGCAGTTTCCCCAGTAAAGTAAATGTGTCCCCCGTGCCGTATCACTTCGTTTCTGAAGTTGGAGGCTGAGGTCCAGTGGCTATTGGCGAAGGTGATGTCCCTCGATATGAAGGACAGGGTGTGTGAGCAGGGCTCGATCTCGAAGTTCTGACCCGCATACTTGTAAGCTGAGCCCTCGCGATCCACGATGTGGTCGCGCGGATTCAGCAAAAAGTCCGTCAGCATCCGCCTGCCGCCCCGCTCGGACTCGGTGTAGTAACCCACCTCCGACTCCTGCACCGAGGTGCGCTCGGCGGCATCCGCCAGGACCGCCTGGTCGATGAAGCACTCTCGGCAAGGATGAGCCGTGAGCGCGGCCCGGTTGGCTTTGCAGGAAAAAGCCAGCTTGCCCTCCTGGGCGTACTGCACGCGCGCCATCAGCTCACCCCTGCGCACCTGAGCCGGATGCTCCTCGTTGGCATGGGCTTCGGCCAGTTGGTCAATGAATGCCTCCTTGGCCTCTTCCGAGATACCTGTCAGGGCCAGGAAAGAGCCAACATTCATGGCGATCTTGTTGAACGCGCCCTCCTGTGTGTTCAGGTTGTAGCGATCCCGCATCCACTCCATGCAGGGCGGGATAGCATCCCTGCTCAACTCCTCACGGAAACGCGAGGCCAGAGGTATCCGGTCGTCGGACTTTTTCTTCTTGGCGTTCTTCTCTGCGAGGTAATCCCCGGCCTCGGTCCAGAGCCGGTACAGCGCCTCGCACAAGTAGTTGGCCGGGGTCAGGTGCGAGACCTCCAGCGTGCGCGGCTCCGAGACCCAAGCCACATACCCCTCAGGGGTCAGCTCGAACAGCTGCTCCACCGTGATCGGAACCTTCCAGCGCCCGTCCTCGCGCTGCCCGGGCAGGCGCACCAGATGCCTGCGGGCATAGAGGTTCAAGTCGAGCTTGATCCTGGCTTGCTCGGACAAAGTCACGGCCATGAAGCGGTGCCGGTTGTACAGCTGCGGAATGGCGACCGGCAGGGGGTCGAAGACCCGCTGCGGGATGGTGATGTGGAAGCCCTTGCTGCCGGAGCAGTAGAGCTTCATGCAGTGCAGGTCGAGTGAGTATTTCTCGCTCAGCAGCTTCAGCAGCCGCTGAGCCCAGTTGATTGCCTCCCCCAGGTCGGGGGAATCCAGATCAAACATCAAGTCACCGATAACGAGCGTATCGTCGGTGACTTTGCTCTCCTCGTCCTTGAGCTGGTATTGATAGACCGAGACGTGTTTGAACTTGGCCTGATCCTGCGGCGTGTTGGCAGGCAGCGTCAGCCAGCGCTCGCGCTTCGTGTCGGACTTCTGCGCGAAAAAGTACATGGTGGCGCCCTCCCCTCAGGGCCAGACGAGCAGCTCGGGATGGTCCTCGGCAATCTCGGGATAGCGTCGGTTCAGCTGGGCCAGATGCAGCACCTTGTAGTGCGGCAGCAGGCGGAACTTGAACACGGCGCGCATCCCCCAGGGGGTGATACGGGTCATCACGGGGTGCGCAGGCCGCATCAGCAGCCCGCCGTGGTAGATGTCGAGCTCCTGCATCGCGCCATCCCACCAGCGACCAGCAAGGTCGGTCAGGGTCCAGCGTAGCGAGGGGTCGCTGCCGGGCACCAGCCGCAGGCTCTGCATCTTGTAGGCATTGAGCACGCCCAGAGCATGGCGCTTGGGCTTGGCGGGGCGCGGCGGGAAGGACTGAGCGCGGCTGCGTGTCTGGCTCGACGGAGCCAGCACGACAAAGATCGCCCCACGGTTGAAGGCGAGCGCCGTCTCTCGGCTGGGATAAACAGGAAAGGAAGGGGAGTGGTCCTCCGCTGCGGGCAGCGGCGGCACTCGGGCGGTCATCAACATGTTGTCTCCTAGAGTAGTGGGCCCGCCGGGTGCTGATCGGCGGGCCGCTATTCAGTCTAGCGCCGTGGCGGGGCCCGGCGCAAATCCAGCTTACTGGTCGGGGTAGCCGTGGATGGCCTCCCAGACCTTTGTTCGGTTGTTGCTGTACCCCACCAAATACTGAGCGCAGCGCTCAGCCAGCTCGGGCGGGACCTTGCGTAGGTAGTTCTGCTTCGCTTGCATGCGTCGGCGGACCTCGGCGTAAAGCAGGTCAGCCGCTTCAAAATCCCAATGTATGACGCCTGCAATCAAAGCCGCCGTCATCAGGCAGTCGAGGAAGAAGTGCTTTGACCGGGCTTGCTCGACCCACTCAGCATGCTCAGGCGCAGGCTCAGGCGCAGTGACCACTTTTGCCTTGAACTGAATCACATTACTCATACATTCTCCTTGGTAAACAAACACTTAGTGTACAGATACGACGTGGGCCTCAGCTTCGGCCTCCTCGTCCTGGTCAGCGATCACTCGCTGCGCTCGCTCCAGCGCCAACAGCGCCAGATTCTGGCCCGCCTCGAGGTTGTGGCGCAACATCACGGTCAGCAGCTCGAGGGCAATGTCGATCTGCCGGCAACTCGCCGGCTTTCCTGCTGCCGCTGCCATAATGTGCAGGTACTCGTGGCCGACGAAGAAGTAGGCAACCTCCTCGTCTTTGTCCAAAAAGGCCCGGTCAAGGGCCGTGATTAACTCTCCTACGGTCATGGGGTCTCCTAGGTTGAGAGGTTCAGCTGCAGGCTTCCCGCTGCCGCCTCACCTCGTAAAGCTGGTCGTAGACTCGGTTGCTCAACTGCTCCAAGCGAGCATGCGCGAGCCCTGCCTCCCGAGCGCGCTTTACGGCTTGGTCAAGCGCCCGGAAGGCTTTGTAAAGCTCCGACTCTACGCTGTATAGAGCGGTCTCTTTGTCCATTTTCAATCCTCTAATGGTGGGTATTCCGCGATCTCTCGCGCGTTTGCAGGTCGAAGGTGCTCAAGCATCAGCCCCTCCAGGTACTCATCGAAAGCCGGGAACCCGGCAACCGCCGCGCGGTGCTCCTCGAGCCACCATTCTCGGGCCAGCTCCTGCAGCGCCTTTTTGAATTGCTGCCAAGTACCGATACAGGTTTCACCGAGGTACTCGTCGTTGATAAACATCAAAGTAGCCATTAAGCCTCCTCTTCCTCGTCCTCAGGCACACAGTCCTTTCTCAAGGACTCCAAGTAATCATAGACCGAGTCGTAGATATAGTAGCCCTCAGCCAATGCATCGGACTCGATGGCTTCGGCCAAATTCTCCAGCACCTCGTCTTCAGTCTTGGCCGTGATGGTTACGTCACAGGCTTTGACAGACATGCGGTCCTTGGCCCAATACTCCACCGAGGATATGTAATCTCCGACGCTGCAGACATTGGCCAAGGCACTCTCCGGCCAATCCATAGCCAACTCCTCTAGTTCCTCATACGCCTGCCGGCCGTCCTCGGTAAACACTCCCCGGTAATCCTGCCCGGTCCAGGTCCGGCTGTGACCCTCGCGGATACGCTCGAGCAGGGATTGGCACTCCTCGCTCTCCAGCCAATCGGCCAGGGCATCACCTCGGACATTACAGGGCAAGCCGACCGTCAGGTGTAAGTCCCGCCACACCGCCATGGGCACAGCGTTTCCGATCTCGGGATTGTAGGTTGCCTCCGCGACCCCGTCCTCGGGCCGAATGTACAGCCAAGCCGGCTGCGGCTTGGTCTGGCTCGCGTAGTGGCGGTACAAAGGGGCCAGTTGGCCACGCAGTTCAGACGCGTTAGTTTCCATAGTAGTCTCAGACATATTTACGCTCCCACCATTTTACTTGTTCCAAGGAAAACACCCGATACTCCAGCTCACACGCAGACTCTCCGCAGCCACCATAGATAGCTCCATCGAATCCACTATCCTTCAACTTTTGCACCCAAGCTGGGTCATCCAGCAAGCAATAGGTACTGAAGATCAAATCAGACAAGTTCTCCCCTGCATCAAAGACTTCAACAGGGTTTTGGTACTTGTCCGCCCAGCAGTCATACCAAATGTTCGTGTTCTTGATTTCCTCTTCAAACTGAGAGGCTGCTGGCCGAGCCGCACCCTTACCGAACACATGGACCAGTTGCTCAAAGTCTACGAACGGGTCGTCGGTATACAGAAACGCCTTGTGAATACTCAACTGGGCCGTGTACACCCTCGGCTTATACGGAAAGTCTCCGTAGTCGTTGGGGTTTCTAGCATAGTGCTGTGCAGTGTCAAGATTTTCCGTAAACGTCAGCGAAGCCCGACGAGTCTGAAAAGGTGCCCACAAGTTGGGCACCTTCCTACCATGCTCTCCACGATACCCAAAGTAAATCACAACCGATACTCCATAGGTAGTTGATGACGTTCAAATTCGGAAACCCACGCCAAATAGCAGTGGTTCCGCTCGAAGAAAAAGAGCAGGTCGATAGCCTTTCTAACATACACCCAGTGCGCGGACACCAAGGACATCCGATAAGCCCTCGCGCTGATCGTCTCGTCCGCATAGCCTCCAAACAGGGCGTTGGCAAACTGGTCGATAGCGATCAGATTTTGCTTGATGTAGTACAGCATACAAAAATCTCTTTCTCCCACCATGCGTCTATCCAAGGGGCCTTAACAGAGTCCGCCGTGTCCATCACCTGCTCGTCCGGTGCGAGCCCGTAGAAGCTGACCAAAGCCCAGCCTCTGCGCTTTTCGCCGTCATAGAACCAGAGTTCTGCCTCCTCGATAGCCTTGATGGCTTCTACAATTTCCTTATAGTTGCTGGACTTTCTGAGGTCGATCTCCCCGTCCGACCCCACCGTAACGGTGAGGCCCAGAGAAAGAGCGTGCTTGATTAAGGAGTGAATAGCAGACTTAGCCATTGTGGTCCCCACCAAGCGCCTGCAAGATAGCCTGCGCCTCCTGTTGCCCTGCTAAGGCATCCTGCTCGATCACCGCAATCAAGTCCTCCCACATACCTTTGAGCTGCCAGCGCAGAAAGGCATTGGAGACCTTGCCGGACTCATTGTCGAGGTCGAGCCCGCACCTCGGGTGATACCCGGCGTCCGACCTGGATTCGTTGGCTTCCAGGCGCACAAACCCGCCGGTGTCCACCCACATGGTCAACACCCCGGTGCGGCCGACCGGAATCCAACTGCAGGCATCGCGAATAATCCGCTCCTTAGTGTTGAAGGGCTTAGGTAATACTCTGCTCATCATTTTCCTCCTCAGGGTCTTCAAACGTATCCAGCACCCGCTCGAGGGCATACTGCTGCGCCTCGGTCAGGGGTGCGCGCTGCAGCGTGCTGTAGTCCTCGTAGACTTTGCGCAGCAGGCTCTGCAGGGATTTGAAAGTGACGGGGTCACCCCCTTGCGCATCCTCCAGCACCCAACGGTGCCAGAGCAGTCCGGCACGCTGCGCCTGCACAATGTCCTGGTGAGTCGCCTCCCGCACGCTCAAACCGACGTGTCGCAGGATGGCATTGACCATTTCCGGTTGCACCATATACATTGAAATCCTCCATTGGGATAAGGGGCGGCAGCGCCGCCCCGGGTTGAGATTACGCGGTGTGGGTCAGCCGGAACTCACGGTACCGGCGAACCTGCGCGGGGTTGCCGTGCGCCTCCACCACAAAGCTGCGGCGCTGGCCATTGCAGCCCAGGCAGGTGTAGCACATCACGCCGTTCTGGCCCCCATTGTACGGGCAGGGGCGCTCGCCCGGCATCCGGGTCTCCTCCGGCAAGCGGACCCGGTAAGTCTTCCAGCCCAAAGCCTGCGCTTCCTGCGCCTCCTGCGGGGTATCACAGGATGCCATCAGGATGTTCTTGTAACGCTGGTCGCAATAACGCCAAGCATGGGTGTAGCCTGTGTGGCCCGTCGCCCCCTGCAGCATCTCCTCCCAGAGTTCGTAAGGTGCCGCCGCGCCATCGCCGTACGCGCCGATCCTGATGCGCAGGCCCCATCCAAACTTGGCCGGGCGCATGACCTTGCGCGAGCCCTTCCAGACAGCCCCGACGCCGCGATGCAGCGAGACGTAGCACATGCCTTCGCGCAGCTTGCAGTCGCCGCAGATGGAAACGTCCAGGCCCTGCTGCTTGGCCTCCACCGGGTGGAGGTCAGGGCGGACGATATAGGTCTGGGCCATCGGGCCCGTCTTGGCGTTGCGAGACGTCGTCACACCGAGTACAACAATCTCGGCACCATCAAACGCAGAAGGTCCTTGCCACAAAACAATGGCCATATACATCTCCTAGGTAGTGAATGAGGCAACGTGCGTGCTTGCGCACGCTGCCCGGAACGGGACTGGGGCTTAAACCGGGTCGTCCCTAAAACCCAGAAAGACAGGGAATCGAGGCGCATCTTTCACCCCGATCGTGCAAGACTTGTAGCGCACCAGGCGGCCCGGCAGGGATTCCCGCGCCTGCCACAATTCGTCACGCTGCGCCTGGGTAAACCCTCCGCCGATACGAAAGATGATTCCGGTTTTGACATCCCGGACACGCAGCGAGCCGAGCGTATCTGCCGCGACCTTGCCATCCTTGGCCGTCGAGCGCTTGGCATAGCCCAGTTCGCTCAATTCCTTGGGGTTCAGATTGCGGTGAAGCTCCTCCACGTCGAGGATTTCAGCCTCGGCATCCTGGAAGGGTTTGAGCTTGAGCAGCCACGCCTCGCGCGTGGTCGACCGGCCGTGCTTGTAGGGGCCAATCGGGTCACGCAACATCGCGCCCTCGTAGCCTTGCTGCAGGTAGGTCTCGTAGAGGGCCTCCAGGCCGCTCTGGGAGCGCACATAGGTGTGCTGAAGGAATGCCACCGGCAGGTCGTGGGCCTGCGCCTTCTGCACCTTCCTGCGCGCCGCCTCGAGGCGGGCCTCGAAGGGCAGGGTGGGATCGCTGAAGTCGTCAAAGACCTGGAACAGGACATGGCCTGCGTCGGCCTTGCGACCCATCACGGCGCGGGTCGTACCGTTGAAGGCAAGCGCGTCAGTGGCACTGCCGGCCACCAGCTCGCCGTCGAGCCCGGTCAGGAGCGGGTGGGAAAGCACCTCGCGTAGCTGCTCGTTCGGCAGCGGCTTGAGGTTTCTGGACATCGCCACCCCGTCGATAATCAGGCAGCGGATGCCGTCTATCTTCGGCGAGACGAGAAAGGACTGTTGCGGCACGGTCGAAGCCGTTGCCGCCAGCATGGGGCGGAACATGTAGTCTCCTAGGGGTTGAGGGAGAAGCGCAGGTGCTAACTGCGCGTCTCCCTAGTCAGCGGTTAAGGGTCTTGCTTGACCTCGTCGTCAAAAATCTCCTGGGCAATCGCCAACATAGCGGCAAAGTCGATGTGTGTGGCTTTGCAGTAATGCAGGAGATCAGCAAGAAGGTCAGTAACATCCGCTCTGAAATGCCTGTGATTATCTGGACAATCTAGGCTTATCTCTTCCTGCTTCGACGAGAACTGCCTAAGCCGCAAGCGGCGTAGGACTTACACTCTCTCCACAGGCTGCCACGGCAGAGCTTGCCGCAGTTTTCAGTATCACCGCCGCGTTCAAATCGCGGTCGATGGCCAGTCCACAGTCGCAGCGCAGCCATTCCTTGCCGAGCGGCATATCGTGAAGTTGGCCGCATCCAGAGCACACCTTGGTGCTCGGCGCGAAGCGAGGGTGGGTGTAAAGGAACGCTCCGGTCATCGCGGCTTTGTATTCAATCTGCGTCCTGAACATCCGCATCCCAGCATCGCCGACAGAGCGCCCGAGGGTCCCGTTGCGGGACATACCTTTGACGTTCAAATCCTCGATACCGATAACGCTGAATTCGGTCGCAACCCGGTGACTGAGCTTGTGGACGGCATCCTGCCGAATATCCGCAATCCGTTTATGCAGTCGGGAAAGTTTGGCTTTCGCTTTCCTGAAATTGGCGCTGCCTTTGGTCTTCCGAGACAGCGATTGATTGAGTCGGCGCAGGCGTTTGCCTAGCGCCCGATGGGGTTTGGGTCCGACTATGAACTCGCCGGTGGACAAGGTAGCGAACCGCTTTAGGCCAAGGTCGACGCCCACTGCGCCATTGTTAGCTTTCGCTTGTAGCCGGCCTTCAGTCTCGACCAGCACGGAGATATACCATCCATCAGCCTGGCGGCTGACCGTCGTTGACTGGATGCAACCGCTGAACCGGACCGCCTCGCGCATCCGCACCCAGCCGATGATGGGGAGCCGGATTTTCTTGCCGTCGACAGGCACAGCATTCGCACCCTTGGTGGCGGGACCATTATCCGCACGGAAGGAATCATGAACACCCTTCCGCTTGAACTTGGGGTAGCCGACATCGCGCCGCTTGGCTCCCTTCTTCAGTCGGTCGAAGAAGTTCTTGTATGCGGTGCCAGCGTTCTTGATGGCTTGTTGCGGAGCACACTTGGTGACTTCCAGCGCCCATGGGAACTCAACCGGCTTGATGCTGTTGTAGAGCTTGCGGAGCGATGCTTCGTTTGGCTTCTGCCCTGCCTCGTATTGCTCCTTCCACGTTGCCAGCGCCCAGTTGTAAGCATGGCGCGCCACGCCACAGGACTTAGCAAAATAAATCGCCTGTGCCTGGTTGGGGTCGAGCTTAATTTTGTGGACGCGAAGCATCGTAGATTCCATATTCCTCGCCAATGCGGTCTGCTTCAGCCTGAAGGGTTTCGATCAACTTGCGATTCTTCTTGGACCGACTGCCGTAGAGCCGAGCGGAAAACACCGTGATGATTTCCAGAATGTCCTCGGCAAGTTCCTGCTCGAAGCTGGGGCGCTCACCCTTATGGATGATGACAATTTCGATACCTTGAAGCTCGCAGAGCGTGAACACCAGTTCAGACCCAAAGCGTAGAAGCCGGTCTTTGTGGGTCAGCACCAGCCGCTTGGTCTTCTTCTTGAGGATGATGTCGAGTAGCTTGGCGAGTCCCTTCTTGTTGAAGTTCATACCAGAGCCTAGGTCAGATATGACTTCCGTTCTCCAGCCCTTGGCGGCGCAGTAGGTTTCAAGCATTTCCTTTTGCCGTTCCAGGTCGCCCTTCTGGTCGTGGCTGGAAACCCGTGCGTAGCAGATGGTAGGAAAGTCTGAATCGCCCAGCGCCAATAGCTTGGAAGCATCATAGAAGCGCGTGCCGCCCTGAGTCTTGCGGTCAGGAAGCAGTTCTCCGGTCTTCTCCCACTTACGCAGCGTGTCCAAAGACACCCCGAGAAGGAGCGCGGCTTCGCCAATCTTGACTAATCTCTTTTCCATAAGCACAGATTAGCAAAGGTTTTCAGAGATTACAAGCAACAGTTACAAGCCCCGACCAAGCGTGGGGCCCGGTGGGAAACGATCCGCATCCAGCTGCTGCTCAGGGACCCTGCCTTCCCCAACGACGTAATCCTGGGGAGGCTTACCCCTGAGATGCTAGGTATCTGGCGCGATGCACGGCTGCAGGTGGTCTCCCCAGGCACGGTGCTGCGGGACATGACCGTGATCTCGGGGGCCCTCGAGACGGCGCGGCGGGAGTGGCGCTGGCTAGACGACAACCCGATGCGGCTGATCCGCAAGCCGAGACAACCCGACCACCGCGACCGGATTCCGACGTGGCAAGAGTTGAAGGCCTTGCTGCGGGCCATGGCGTACTCGCCCTGCCACCCCGTGCGGCGGGTGTCCCAGGCCGTGGCAGTAGCCATGCTGTTTGCCCTCCGCACCGGCATGCGCGCGGGCGAGATCAGCGGTTTGACGTGGGACCGAGTGAATACTGATCATGTCTGGCTGCCCGTGACCAAGACCAAGCCACGGGCCGTGCCGTTGACGCGAAAGGCGGTGCGGCTCCTGCAGAAGATGCAAGACTACGATCCGGTCTTGGTGTTTGGTATGAACGCTGCGAGCCTGGACGCCAACTTCCGCAAGTACAGAAAGCGCGCCGGGGTCGAGGGGCTCCACTTCCATGACACCCGCCACGCGGCTGCGACGATGTTGGCACGCAAAGTGGACGCCTTGACCCTGTGCAAAATCTTCGGCTGGACCCACACGACCCAGGCGCTCACCTACTACAACCCCTTCGCCTCGGAGATGGCTCAGCTATTGGAGCGGCCTGCAGCACGCGGTCGATCTCGCTGATCGGGATCATCCCGCAGGCGTTGAGTCGGAGCGAGCCGGCCCGGACCATGCGGTTGACCGTCATCCGGCTCAAGCCCAGCATCTCCGCTGCCTGAGTCTGATTCACGTGCGAGGGGCGCGGGTGCATCTCGTTGTAGCGGAGGATGACCTGCGCGAACAGCTCCACGTTGTCGAGCGGGTTCACAGCCTGGGCGCTCCATCCTCGTCAAACCAGTCCTCTGCGCCAGGGTGGTCCGCCACAAAGTGGTACCAGTCCGCCTGCCGCATCCACTCGTACAACATCTCCAGACGCAGGGACAAGGTGTTGTTTTCGCGGCAGAGCCGGGTGTAGGTCTGGCGCAAGGTGTCCAGGGACTTCTCGAACTCGTTCATGGTGCCTCCTAGGTCAATCGCCTTCCTCGGCCTCTTTGGCCCAGTCCGCGATCTCGGGGTGCTCCTCCAGCAGGCGATTCCATTCGTCCTCACTGATCCAGTAGCCTATCTTCTCGTAGCGGGTCTTCCAACGCGCCCTCCAGCGGTCAATCAAGTACTCGCAGATGCGATCCGTGACCATGTAAACGACCAAGCCGGTGATGAAGACCGCTGGCAGTAGCGTGATGATGGCGAGCGGCAGGCTGTCAATCGGTTGGGCCGGTAGTGGCGGCATCAGGATGTCCTCTCGTCCAGATAAGCCAGGACCGCAAACCACAAGGTCAGCGGGAGGAACCAGCCGCCAAACAAGTCACCTTCTGCGATGTAAATGTTCGCAGTGATGAAGTTTGCCCAGGCAGCAACGGTGTACTTCACGGGGCCTCCGTTGTGGTTTCCATAGTGAAGAAGTCGAGCCATAGGGGCACGTCGGGGCCCAGCGCAGCCACCTTCTCGATGGCTCGC